CTACAGGGTCGTTCAGTACAGGGGCGGTGGTGAGTCGGCCGACAACAAACGCTGGCGCAATCGCCGCGTACAGAGCTATATCAGCTTGCGCGACGCGTTCCGGGACGGGACGATAGTGATCCATCCGGACTGCGTGCACGACGAGCTCGCCTGGGATGAGTTCGAAGCGCAAGTGACATCGATCAAGACCAAGCCTGGCGTTGAAAAGCTGGAGGACCTCGTTACGAAAGAGGAAATGAAGCGCGACGGGCTTAAGTCGCCCGACCGCGCCGACAGTCTCGCCATGCAACTGGCCACCATCCCACCGACGATTGGTGCCGGCTCGAGCCAGAGTTCGGTCACCGTCGTATCGCACTCCACCGGATGGGAGGGCTACGCGGGCTAGTGCCGAATCGCTTTTCGAACGCCGTAAAAGCCATCTTCGGCCGCGTTGATCCGCTGGAGAGTAGCCAGCAGGTCGCTCCGCAGCCGCAAAACGATGTCGCCACCTACGAAAAGGCGACCATTACCCTAGGCCCGCGCTACAACCCGGACGACCTCGTAGGCCGCAAGGGCCTCGCCATCTACGCCAAGATGCGCCTCGATGAGCAGGTCAAGGCGGTCATGAATTTCAAGCGCGACGCCATCACGGCGCGCGGCTGGTGCTTCAAGTACGAGGACACGTCGAGCCTTGACGAGGAGGAGCGGGCCCGGCGCTGCTACGTGTTCTGCGAGATCCTGAAACGCATGCGCGGGAGCTTCGTCGACGGGCTCAATCTCATTTCGACGGGAAGGGACTTTGGCCTGTCGCTCACCGAGAAGATCTACTCTGACGTCACCATCGACGGTCAGACCTACGTAGGCCTCAGCGAGCTCCGCGGTCGTGATCCGTCGAGCTTCGAGTTCTACACCGACGACTTCGGCACACTGAACCGGGTGGTGCAGGTCGTGCCGTTCCGGCGTGTCGAGGTCGACATGGGCCGGATGATCCACTACGTGCACAGCCCTGAGTTCGACCCGTTCTACGGCCGGTCGGATCTCAGAGAGGCGTATCGGGCGTGGTACGTGAAAGACCGGATGGTCACGCTCTGGGTGAACTACCTCGAGCGCATGGCCGGAGGCCTGATCCAGGCGGTGCGTGGCCCGCAATCGAATATGACCGCGGCGGATATCGTGGCCCTGCAGGAGATCCTGAAGAACGCCCATGGCGCAATGGGCGTCATCATGCCGTTCGACACGAAGCTCGAGGTATCCACGCCGCCCACGACGGATGCCTACGAGAAGGCCTGCACGTACATGGATCTGTCGATCGCCAAGGCGTTATTGGTGCCGAATCTGCTGGGCGTCTCGCATACCGGTCAGACGGGCAGCTACAGCCAGTCCGACACGCAGCTGCAGGCGTTCTTCTGGACGCTCAATGCGGACGCCACGCGCATGGAGTCGGTGCTCAACGAGCAGCTGATCCGCGATCTGGGCGATCAGAACTTCGGCGATGGGGAGTATCCGCAGTTCTGCTTCAACCCTGCGTCCATGGATCAGGTCATGAAGCTGCTGGAGGGCTGGACCAAGCTCATCACGGGCAAGGCCGTCATCCCGACCGAAGAGGACGAGGCGCACATCCGCAAGCTGCTCGATATGCCCAAGCGTGACGAGGAGTCGACGCCGCTGGTCGATCCGGTCACGCAGCAGAACCAGGACATGGCCCAGAGCGCTCAGGACCACCATCAGCAGATGGCCGAGAACCAGGATGCGCGTGCGCAGGCGGAAGCCGACCGCGCCGCTGCAGATGCCAAGCGTCAGCAGCAGATGGACCAGATGCAGGCGGATATGTCGGCCATAAAGGCCGCGGTGTCCGAGCTGCAACCGAGAAGGGAGTCGGACGCGGCTGGGAAGGATCCTGGCCGCGTCGTCCCGCATCGACATGGTCCCAAGACGGCGACGGAAGCACAGATGTCCCGCGCCGAGATGCGGGTGAACTTCGCGGTGATCGACCGGCAACAGGACCGGATGGCGGCCGACCTGACCGGACAGGTGGCGAACTTCACCGCCCGGGCAGTCAAGAAGCTGCTTGGCACCGACGAGGACCTGAACAAGCTGATCGACACCGACACCACGGACATCGCCGGAGTGGAGTTTGCGAGCTTCCAGAAGACCAAGCTCAAGGACATGTATCGCAAGTCGCTCGCCTCCGCCTGGACGCTGGGCGGGTCGCTGGCTCGGAATGAAATCGAGCGTGCCCGTGGTCAAAGACTGGCCCGCATGGCAGATTTGCGCGATAAGGCCGCCGATTTCTTCGAGACGAACGCGTTTCGGATGGCGGGCAACGTGTCGGACGGCATTCGGGCGATCATGCAGCAAGAGTTGCAGAACAGCGTGAAGATGGGCCGCACGGCGAAGGACACCCGTGGGGTGATCTGGGACCGGCTCGTCTCGCGCGGGCTGACCAATCGCGAGTCGGTGCTCGATACCGAGACCGACCCGGAAGTGGTGCAGACGCTGAAAGACCTGTGGGGCGCGTCAGAGAAGCAGACTGCTGCTTATCTCGACACGCTCTCGCGCACCAACCTGTTCGAAGCGATGAACGAGGCGCGCTATGCCGAGTTCACCGATCCCGAGCTGGGCGGGTTCGTGGTGGCGCTGGAATATTCGGCCATCCTCGACGAGCGCACGACGGAGATCTGTCAGGCGCTCAACGGCAACACATGGGCGGAGGATTCGGACGTGTGGGATCAGTACCGGCCGCCTAACCACTACAACTGCCGCTCGGTGCTCATACCAGTGACGGAAGTGGACGGGTGGGATGGGCGCGAGTCGCCACTGCCGCGGGTTCAGCCGCAGCAGGGGTTTGGAGGGACGCTGCAGTGAGCGATGCAGTTGATGAAGCTGATCGACTTGCGATGGAGTTCATCGTCCGCGAATACGGCTTCAGGAAGGCCGATTGGGGCGAGGATTCTTTGGGTAATGATCCGGAGACGATCGCGGCGTATTACGCGTTCGTGGCGGGATATGAAGCGGCTACAGCGCCCCGCGTCATCACCCGCGTGCTCTCCGACGGCATCAGCACGAAGGACGGATGCGCGTGAGAATGCATACGTTCGAAAATACTCCGCTGTGGATGTGTCCATGTTGCGGCAGGGTTGAGACTTGCGGTCAGACGTGGACTCCAAGTCCTACCTGTAGCTGTCAGCCGGGCATTATTTGCACCAAGCTGCTGAATGACGCAGCGGAGCGTGTAATGAATGCCATTGAGGATTGGCATTTCGAGCGATTGGCATCGAGGCGACGCGCCGAGGAAGAGCGCAAGAATTGGCCACCGATTGCGGACCGCTACGATATGGGGATTCGCGCGCAATGAACACCATCGAGCAGTCCATCGACCTCCTCGCGGCCCAGGAATGCGAAAGCCTCGCAGCGTGCATCGCACGCGGGCAGAGCGCTGATACATACGCCGACATCGTGGCGAAGCTCAAAGGCCATGCCGACAAGCTGCCAGTCGGGCGTAAACTCTTCTGGACTGAACAGGCCAAGGCGCTGGGCGTGATTCTCTATCCACCGCCGCCGAAGCCGAAATCGATCAAGCCGGAATGAACGACGCAAGCGCATTAACTTCGGAGCAGATTCGTGCGGCGCGGTACTACGCTGCGAATCGCGACCATATCCGTGCGCGGCAGAAATTGAAGAGCCAAACAGATCCTGAATTTCGTGCTCGCAAAATCGCTCGCTCGAAGCAATGGGCTTTGGAAAACAAGGAACGGGTTCGCGCACTTCAGGCTGACTGGAAAAGAAAGAACGCCAAGCGATATCGCGAAAAAAGCATGGTCGCTGGAGCCAGGCGCCGTGCGGCGGAGAAGGGCTGGGACTTCAATCTGACGATTGAGGACGTGCGCATACCAGACGCGTGCCCGATTTTCGGGAAGCCATTTGTTTTCGGTCTTGGATCTGGTAAGTCAGACTGGAGTCCGTCGCTGGATAGAATCGATAACGCGCGTGGTTACGTTCGTGGCAATGTGATCGTAGTGAGCGAGTTAGCGAACCGAATCAAGAACAACGCCACCGTTGCGCAACTGCGCAAGATCGCGGATTTCTACGAAGCACTAGGAGGCACAAGCGTGCCATAGCGACCGTAGAGCTGAAGGGACAAGAGATATTTGCGGAAGGTCAATGGAATGGAATTTCCTTTGACTCGGCAGATGTCGACGGCATCATTCGCTCGTTCGACCTGCTCGGCCTTGCCGGCCACATCCCGCTCAAGATGGGCCACGAGGGCCCCGACTCGCGCGACGATCCGGAGAGCCAATTCGCTCTCGGCTGGGTGACGCGCGTCTATCGCGAGGGCAAAAAGCTCCTCGCCGACATGGAAGTCCCCGAGAAAGTCGCCGCATGGATCCGCGACGGCTTGCTTCGCTACGTTTCCGTTGAGCTTCTGCGTGACGTCAAAGCCGATACGAGGGAAATCCCGTGGGTGCTTGACGCAGTGGCTCTCTTGGGTTCCGACCAACCCGCTGTCGGCATCCTCAAATCACTGACGCTTGCGAAGGCGCGAAGCGCTGCCCTGCAGTGCCGTGCGCGCGCGACGTTCACGCGGGATCCAAACCAATCAGGAGATAGGCCATCTATGGCAGACCCAACCATCTCCGAGCTCATGGCCCGACTCGACAACGTCGAGAAGGAAAAGAAGGCTCTGGAGACCAAAGTCGCCGAGGGCGAAAGCTTTCAGCGCAAGTTCACGGAGCTGCAGCAGCAGACTCACGAGGAGAAGGTCTCGGCTCACCGCAAGATGATCATCGGGCTTTTCGAAGCGCCGATTAAGGACAAGAAGATCATCCCGGCGGTTCGCGAGACGTTCAAGTCCGTCTACCAGGTCGATACCGATGCGGTGCTGAAGATCACGCCGGAAGCTGTCGACCTGTTCATTCGGGCGAATCCGAATCCGGATGCCCCGAAGGCTCCGCACACCGCGGGCGGCAACGATCCGAACGACCCGGCCGACAAGGCCGTCGAGTTCGCTCGCAAGCGCGTGCTCGAGGAGCGTGCCAGCGGCAGCAAGAAGCCGACCGACCAGATCATGGTCGAGGCGTTCCAGGCGCAGATGCGCTCCAACACTGATCTCGCCGCCGCGTGGAAAAACGCGCCGGGCGGGAACGCCTGAGGAGGCACCCAGCTATAGATGACGACTCACGGCAGACAAAACGCATGGAGCATCGTGGCGACGGAAGACCTTTCCGTGGCAACGGCGCGCTTCCATGCCGTGTCTTTCGCCGGCCTCGTGGTCGGCTCCAGCTCGCGTGCAGCGGGCATTCTCGTGACCAGCGCGCGTTCTGGTGAACGCATCAGCGCGGTGTACGAAGGCGTGCAGAAGGTGGCCGCGGGCGGCGCCGTCAGCACTCTCGGCTACCCGCTGAAGATCACCACTTCCGGCTGGCTCATTGTGGCCGCTTCCGGCGATGCCACCTGTGGACGGGCGCTTGCGACCTGTGCCTCGGGTGATCTCGTCGAAGCGTTCGTGGACTTCATGACCGTGCCTGCCTGGCCGGGAACCTAAGGAGGCAAGCACACCATGGGTCTTTCAACTGGCCGCGACTTGCATGTGGATAATTTCCTCAGCGAGATCGCAATCAACTATCGCCCGGAAGGGTTCATCGCCGACATGATCGCTCCGGTCGTGCCGGTGGCGAAGGAAACGAACTTCTACCCGGTGTTCAACCGCGGTGAGATTTTCGCCATCGAGGACACGACGCGTTCCCGCATGACGGAAGCCAAGCGGGTCACTCGTTCCGTGAGCACTGCGGCCTACGCCTGCAAGAACTACGCGCTGGCCTATGACGTGCCGATCGAAGATCGCGCGAACATGGACGCGGCGTTGCAGTTCGAGCTGGACGCGGGTGCGACGCGCTACCTCGAAACGAAGCTGTGGCTCGATTGGGACCGGCGCGTCACGAACGCGATCGGCTCCGCCTCGAACGTCTCCACTGGCTTCCTGACCGGCTCTTCGTGGGTTGCGGGTGCGAACCCTGGCGACCCAGTGAGCATGATCTGGAAGATGATGGAACAGGTGCAGTCCCAGACGGCGACCAAGCCCAACCGGGCGGTCTTCGGCTGGCAGGCCTGGAACTACTTCCGTCGCAACAGCAACGCGCGCAACTACGTCCTCGGCCTGAACAACGGCGGTGGCGCGGTGACGCGTGAGTCTGCAGCGGCGGCGTTCGAGCTCGACCAGATCCTCGTGGCGGGCGCGTTCTACAACACGGCAAACGAAGCGCAGGCGGCCTCTCTGGCCTCCAACGCGCTCAAGGACTCCGTGCTGGTGTACTACGCACCTCCGGCGCCGTCGCGTGAGACGCCGTCGTTCATGTACTCGTTCCGGTGGACCGCGCCCGAACTCGGTACGCCCCTGGCGGTGATTCGTCATCCGTACGACACCCGCAAGAAGGTGGACGGGATCGAGATGCAGTACTACCAGGACGAGAAAATCACCGGCTCCGAGTACGGCGCACTGCTTCTTGGCGTGGGCTCGGCGCAGGCGAACGGTCTCACCTGACAGATAACCCCTCTTGGCGGGGGCTTCGGCTCCCGCCTTTTTTGGGGTCAAAGATTCGCAGCGGGTGCATAGTCCGAGGCGAAAGGGGTTGAAATGAAGTCAGTGCCGATTCGCGAAATTCACGAGGTGGAGCTTTCGTCCGCCTGTAATTTGGCGTGTCGGTATTGCCCGCATCCGAAGCTCGAGCGCGAAAAAGCGCACATGTCGTGGGATGTGTTCGAGCGGACCCTGAATCACATCGACTACTACTGCCGGCAGGGCACGCAGACCGAGGTGTCGCTCACCGGAATTGGTGAAGCGATCCTGCACCCCAGCTTCATCGAGATGGCCATCCATGTTCGAAAGGTCTTGGGCTGGGATCGGCCAATGGTGCTGGCGACCAATGGCGTCGCGCTCACCGAAGAACATGCCGAGGCGATTGCGGGCCTGCGCATCGTCACCTTCGTCTCCCTGCACCGCCCGGAGAAGGCGGGCCCTGCCTACGAGCTGCTGAAGAAGCACCACGCGACCATCGGCAAGAACACCGCGTTTGTCGACAGCAGCATCGACTGGGCAGGGCAGGTGAAGTGGCACGCATCGGCGGAACGCCGGCCGTGCACATATCTCGGCGCGGCGTGGGCGGTGGTGCGTCAGGACGGCGCTATCAATGCCTGCTGCATGGACGCGCACAGCAAGCACAGGCTGGCTTCGGTATGGGATGAGCCGGGGACGCTGATGACGCGGCCGATTGGGCTGTGCTCGGCATGTCACCTCACGGTGCCGGCGCAGCTCATGGAGGAGGCGGCGTGATCTTTTGGCGTTCTGAAAGCTTGTTTATCGCCTTACATCGCCACGCGTGGCAGCGCCCGCGCATCTGGAGCGTGCTGGTTCCGTTTGATTGGCTGGAAACCATGATTTGCATGGGATGGGCAACGCTTCACTACGAGAGGCGCGCCTGATGTTCCCGATTCGCGCCATCCACCAAATCGAGATGACGAGCAGGTGCAACCTCGCCTGCAAGTACTGTGTTCATCCGAAGATGCCGCGCGCGAAGCAGGACATGGACGACGCGACCTTCGCGAAGGCGCTGCTGTGGGCGCGTCAGCTCGGAGGCCCTGAACTGAACCTCGCTGGCATCGGCGAGAGCACGATGCACCCGAACTTCGAGCGCAATGTGCATATCGCGCGCGAAGCGGTCGGCCCGCACGTGCGCCTCGTGCTCGCCACGAACGGCCTGCTGATGACGAAGGAGCTTGCGCGCGCAATTGCGCCTGCGCGGCCGATGATCTGGGTGAGCATGCACCGGCCCGAGCGTGCGGGACTCGCTATCCATGCCCTGCAGGAAGTACAGAACGAAGTCGGCTATCAGCTCCTGTTCGGTGTCTCAGCCGATTCGAACATCGACGCCGTCGACTGGGCCGGTCAGGTCAAATGGTTCGTCTCCACCCAGCAGAAAGGCACGCCGTGCCAGTGGGTGAAGCCCGGCCGCGTGTTCGTGATGTCGGACGGCAAGGTGTCTCGCTGCTGCTTCGATGCGAGCGCGGATGACATCATCGGCACCGTCGACGACGACCTGACGCAGCTCCAGACGCGTCCCTACAGACTCTGCGCCACATGTCACCATGACGTGGGCGCGCCCATCCCGTCCGCGAAGCTTGCGGACATTCCCGTCAAACTGGAGGCACAAGTGGCCTATCGACATGTAGCTGGAGGCACAAGCGTGCCATAGATATCGTCATCTACGCGGCAGGCATGCCCTTCGATGGCACGACCATCGAAACAAAATCCCTTGGCGGCTCTGAGACCGCCGCGTACTACCAGGCGGTAGAGCTCGCCAAGCGCGGCCACCGCGTCACCTGCTTCACGGCCATCGAGCAGGACTCCGAGAGTCACGGTGTTCGATGGATCTCGCTGGGCACGATGTCCCAGCAGCACCCGATGGGCGAGAAGTTCGACTTCTACGCAAGCCACACACCCATCGACGTGCTCATCGTCCAGCGCCATCCGGCGGCGTTCCACAAGCGCTGGAACGCGAAGGTGTGCATCTGGCAGCTTCACGACCTCGCGCTGTACCGCAATTCGGCGCCCATGCTCAATGGCATGTGGCAGATCGATGCGGTCACGTGCGTGAGCCAGTGGCACGTCGATCAGGTCAAGAGCGTCTGGAAGATCCCGGATGACGTCCTGCGCGTGGTGCCCAATGGCGTTGACCCGGGGCTCTACGAAGCCACCAAGAAGCCCTGCGTCACCATTCGCGGCGACAAGTCGGATGTCGTGCACGACCCGAAGACCGGTGCCGTGCTGCAGATGGTCCTGCCGGCGAACAAGTACCTGCTGCTCTACCAGAGCCGGCCGGAGCGCGGTCTCGAGCATCTCGTACGCCCGGGCGGCATCATGGATCGCGTGCGCGAGTGCCCGGTGCATCTCGTCGTCTGCGGCTACGACAACACCGTGCCGGCGATGCGCGACTTCTACGAGCGCCTCATGGCGCAGGCGGCGGACCTGCCGAATGTGACCGTGGTGGGCGCGCTCACAAAGCCGCAGCTCGCGGAGCTTCAGCGCAAGTCCGACCTGCTCATCTACCCGACCGAGTTCGGCGAGGTGTCGTGCATCACGGCGATGGAAGCCATGCATGCGGGCCTGCCGATGCTGTCGAGTGCAACGGCGGCGCTGCCGGAGACCTGCGAAGGTTCGGGAACGGCGCTCTTTGATTTGAAGGATGGCAAAGCGGACGAGGAATGCTTCGTCAACTGGATCGAGGAGAACCTCGACGACGCGAGCCAGCGGCCTGAACTGCTCGACTGGCAGCGCGGGCGGCAGTTCGAAGCGGCGAAGTCGAAGACGTGGTCGGCAGCGACTGACCGGTTGCTCGAAGTAATCGACGAAGCATTCGCGCGGAAGGTCGAGGGAGCATGCGCCCCGGGGCGCATCCTCCGCACGGCCGTTGAGCGCTCGGATATCGCGTTCGCGAAGTGGTACCGCAAGAATCACACGCTTCCGGGAGACTACTGGGGGTATATCGCCGGTAGTGCAGCGGCCGAGATCGAACGTCAGTTCGCCTTTGCCGAGTCCCCCGAAGCCTACGCCGCCCACTACGCCAAGCACCAAGGCGAGTACTACGACGGCCCAGGCTCCCGCGCGATCGGCGAGGACGTAACCGGCACGACCCGTTTCCGCGGTGTCCGCCAGTATTTCGTCGAGCACTGTGTCAAGACGAAGACCATCTCGCCGCGCGTGCTCGACTATGGCTGCGCGCATGGGCACTACACGATGCCTCTCGCCAAGCTCTTCCCGCAGGGCGAGTTCGTCGGGCTCGACATCAGCCAGCGCGCAGTGGAAGCGGCCCGCACATGGGCCGAGCGTGACGGCGTCACGAACGCAAGCTTCATGCAGATGTTCGACGGCGTGCTCGAAACACAGGAGCCGTTCGACATCATCATCGCCGGCGAGGTGCTCGAGCACGTCATTGACCCGTTCGCTCAGCTCGAAGCATGGCGCAGGGCGCTCAAGCCCGGCGGCTGCCTCATCATCACGACGCCCTACGGGCGCTGGGAACACTCCGGCACGGTCGCATTTCGCACCGGCCGCGAGCACATGTTCCACTTCGAGCGTGCGGACATCGAGGACATATGCGCCGGACAGCCCTGCGAGATAGCGTATGCGCCCGCCTCGCACGACAAGAGCGGCGAAGCGCTGGGCTCGTGGGTGTGGGCAGTATGGCCGCACACGGAGTTCAGCAAGCCGGATTACGAGCGCAAGCTGCGGTTCTATGCGCCGCGCGAGACCATCTCCGTCTGCCTGATCGTTCGGGACGGCGAGAAGACGCTCCGTAAGTGCGTCGAGTCGATCGTGGACTGGGTGGATGAGGTGATCATCTGCATCGACCCGCAGACCTCTGACCGGACACTCGACATCTGCCGGCAGCTCGCGGGCGACTTCCCGAATCGGCCGTTCACCTACGGCATTGCCGAGAAGTCTGCGACCCGGGACGGCTTCGACGAAGCCCGGAACGAGTCGATTGCGAAAGCCTCTGGCGACTGGATCCTATGGGTGGATGCGGACGAGGAAGTCCAATCGCCCGCAGGGCTGCACAAGCTCGCTCGTCACTCGATGCACGGCGGCTATGGGTTCGCTCAGGTGCACTACTCGGTCAATCCGGACCAGGTACTCACGACGGACTACCCGTGCCGGTTCTTCCGCAACCACAAGGGCGTGAAGTTCTACGGGCTCGTGCACGAGCACCCTGAATCCGAGATCGGCAAGGCCGTGCCGAACAGCATCGTGCGACCCGAGGTGAAGTTCCTCCACTGCGGATACCTGGACGAGGAAACGCGGCGCAAGCGCTACCAGCGGAACCTGCCCCTGCTCATGCGGGACCGCGAGAAGTATCCAACGCGCGAGCTCAACAAGTTCCTTTACCTGCGAGACATCGCGCAGGGCCTCATGTTCGAACAGGAACAGTTGGGCGGCGGCGTGGCGCCTCATCACATCCCCCGCGCGCGCGAAGGGATCAAGCTCATGGAGGAGATCGTCTCCTCGACCGAGCACATCCGGATGATCTCGGATGCGATGCCGTACTACACGCATTGTGTGGTGACGTCCGGCGGCGGATTCGAGTCCGAGATCAAGGTCAAGACCGCGAACCCGCAGGCGCCGGGGCTCGCCGTCGATCTGTCCCTGAAAGGGGCCTTCCATTCACGCGAGTTCTACAACCGACTCGTGCATCGCTTCATCGAGGAGCCAACCAAGCACTATGACGATCCGTACCTTTGACGCCCTGCTGAAGTCGGTCGGTCTTGCTCGCCTGTCGCAGGTGAGCGGGACCATCGAGGACATCGTATCGATTCGTGGCGAATGGGACATCAAGGTCATCCGCGCGGACGGAAGCATTGAGCAGAAGACGGTGAAAAACGTCGTCACGCGCGCGGGCATGAATCGCATCGCCCATCGCGCGGTGGCTCACGACACTTCGCCGTTCTTCTATATCGTCATCGGGTCGCAGACCGCGACCCATTCGTCCGACTCGACCCAGGCCGGCATCGGCGAGGTCAAGCGCAAGGTCAGTGCAGTGGGGTCCACTCAGGCGCAGTCGTCCGAGTGGATCTTCCTCCAGTGCACGCTGGGCGGCGCAGCCGACAGTGTCACGTCAGTGACGCTCGATTCGGCTGGCATCTCGGATGGCGTCAATTCCAGTTCCGCGGTAGGGATCATGGGGAACCTCGTGAACGGCATCGGGGTGACGCTCGCCAACTCGGACCTGCTCGATCTCACCGTCCGCATCCGCTGCGGGTCTCACAACGGAGCACATACCACGTGAAGTTCATCCTCTGGGTTCTCTTCCTCATCGCTGGCGCGGCCACGGCAGGCACGCTCACGCCTTCATGGACGAATCCTGTCACCTACACGGATGGGAGCGCGCTCGCCGCGGCTGACATCACACAGACTCGTGTGGAGTACGGCTCGTGCAATGGCACGGCATTCGGCACCAAGGCTGGTGAGGTGAAAACTACGGGCGCCGCGACGACCGGCCCCGCGATTACCGTTGCGCCCGGGACGTACTGCCTGCGCGCCTATACGACGGCGAAGGGCGTGGAGTCGGCGGCTTCGAGCGTAGCGACGGCCACTGTCGCGCAGCCGGCACCGAATCCTCCTGTCCTGAAGACCGTGGAGGTCACCGCTTACAAGATGAGGCAGGCCGTTGACGGGTTCTCGTTCGTCGCGATTGGCACGGTGCCGCTGGGCACGGAATGCAATGCAGCGCTGAATGCGGACGGCGTCTACGTCATCCCGCGCTCGAGCGTGAAGCTCGCCAGCAAGTTCGACACGCTGCCACTCGTGGCCTTTGCGAAATGCGGGTGAAGGCCACCATCGATTTCGAAGATCTGATCGGCGCGTTAGTCGATCGCTACATTCAACCTCTCATTCTCAAGGTAGATGCCATGTCTCAACAGGTAACGGATCTCCAGGCGGCGGTCACTGCACTCACGCAGGCCGTTGCGTCCACGGTGTCGAACGAAGCGGCCCTCAAGCAGAAGCTCGATGCCGCCGTGGCGGACAATGTCGCGAAGGCAGCGCAGATTACGGATCTGCAGGCGCAGCTTGCGGCGGCTCAGGCCGGTCAGGCGGACCCGGCGGACGCAGCGTCGATCGTGGCGGCCACTGCCACCATTCAGCAGCAGTCGCAGGCGTTGAACGACGCGGCGACCGCGAACAGCCCGTCGAACTGATGAAGAAACGGGTTCAGCGAGCCTGTATGCGTTGCGGAGCGCACTTCACGTTTCGTTATGACGAGACGTGCCCGGCCTGTCGCCGGGTCGAGGCCAATCGCGGCAATCCGGCGGCCGTGCATCTCGTTGCGAGCTGGTTCGCTGAACACCCGCTGATTATCCCGTCGCGCGTGCTGGTGGCGATGCGTGAAGCGGCATGAGCACGACCTTCACCGCTTCGGCGACCATCAACGACATCCAGTGGCCGTACTCATTCGTGATGTTCGGCACGCGGCCGAACGACACTGCCAGCGCGACATGGGTGTCGAAGGGCGCGAACAAGCAATTCCGCGATAACAGCGCCGCCGCCAACAACGAGATGAATGGCTGGCAGGACGCCTCTGGCAGCCAGTCAGAAGCTCGCAGCACCACGACATTCCAGGTCGCGGATGGCCAGACCCATATCGCAATGACGATCAGCTCAGCTGGCATCATGAAGCTGTACAAGAACGGCTCTGAAGTCGCCGTGTACAGCACTCATACAACCGGCGTGGGCACGGTGCTCGATGACTCGGCCAGCGATCTCGTCGTGAACCTGAACACGCCCGATCACATAGCGTTCTACAACATCGAGCTTACCAGTGGCGAGATCTCGAGCCTGTACAACGGTGGCGCCGGAGCCAACTGCTACAGCGTGCAGCCTGCGGCCATCCTCGTGAGTACAGACTCGGCAGCCGTGCTCGATCAGATGGGATTCTCTTCGGGGTTTGCCAAGCGCCGCAGTTACAGGCCGCGGCCCTTCGCGCCAGGTATCGCGAGGTGATGGCATGAGCCCCAGCGCACGATCAACGAAGCTGCTGGAGTCGGAAGGCTGGCTCGTCGCGAACGTCGAGAAGCGATTGACCCGTGTGCTCTCGCAGGACCTCTACGGTTTTGTCGATTTGCTATGCATCCGTCCTGGCGAAACGCTCGCGGTGCAGACGACCGACGACACGAACTTCAGCAAGCGCCGCCGCAAGATCCTCGAGAGCGAGAATCTCGCACGCGTGCGCGCCGCCGGTTGGCGCATTGAGTGCCACGGGTGGAAGAAGCGCGGCACCGCGTGCCGGCGGGAGTCGATATGACGGGAATGCAGGAACAGCATGGGCTTCCGATAGGCACGGCGCCGGCGCCGTGTGACGCGTGTGTAAACCGCAAGATATGCGCCAAGCAGCTCGTCGCCTGCGATGCCTTCAGCCTGTACACGAACGGAAAGCCCGCCCGTCTGTGGCGTGATGCTGATCGCACGCCGCTTCGGATCATCGCGCAGCGGCTCGTCGTTCAATGGCAGAAAGAGAAACCCGAAGGTCACCTGAAATGACGAACATCATCGACATTACCGAACGCCGACAGGTACGCGAGCTCGTGAAGCGTATCGAGGCGATGGAAGCGGAGAACCGCGAGACGAAGCTCTCGCTCGATCCGAGTCTGCGGGCCCGCGTCGCCCTGGCGCGGGTGTGCGAGTTTCAGACCCGTTTTGACGGGCTGATGAAGCACGTCCGTGAACCGCTGCAAGAGGCGGTGGCCTGGGCGATCG